CTGCTCTTCAGGTTCACTCTGCTCTGTATCTGCTACCGGCTCGGTATCTACCGCCTCGGGCGCTTCACGATCAGCTAAACCTAATCTCTGTGCATAAAAATCTGCCGCATTTTCGCTGGTCAATACTGACCCTGCTTCTTTTTCCGACATGAGTTACCTCAAGAATTTGCCCGATGTGCCTCATCGGTAAGGTTTTGTGGTTTTTACCACAGAATTCTGTTTAAATCAACTGATTTAATGCTGTGCCATTGCCAGGCGCGGCCAAAGTTTGCGCTGTAGTGCTGGCGCGTGGCTTGATGGGATTGGTTGGAATTTCCCACCATTCCAGATAAGGCGAACCATCATGTTCATCATAATGGTGGTAGTTGTGAAATTGATCGAGATATGTTTGCGCGTCTAAACCGTCTTTCATGTCAATCTCCTAGTTTCTTGCCATCGTTGTCAATGTTAATTTTGCCACGTTTTTGTACAGCTACATTAACAATTCTATTCGTTGGAATAGGATTTCCCTCAGAATCTTTGACTCTTTTGCCTTTTTCTGTCTGATATTGTGGGTCATAGTGGACAAAAAAGCCGCCAGAATTCTTGGCTGCGGCTTCTTGCGTGTGCTTGGCCGACTTTTTACGCAAACCAATGATCACGCCTTTGCCACCCTCAACCTTATCAAGTGGCCTGAAATCATGTGTATCGCCGTCAATAACTTCATAATGGTTGCCGGTTTCTTCATCATGCAAATGACTTGGCAATTCCTTTTGGTGACTAAATGCCATTGCAACGTTGTGGCCTTGTTCCAACTTATTACGCATCGTGTGCCAATTTTGATGCTCGTTTTCAATATCTTCTTTTACGCCATTTTTACCGGCAGGCTGGCTCAAACCAGTTGAGCTGTATGTCAAATGGTGATTTGGCGCAACCGGCTTGGTATTATTTTTGGTGTAATCGTAGAAATCCACTTCTGGATGAGCTTTAATCAAAGATTCATACACTTTGGGGTGAATGTCACTTAACACGTTAAGTCGGACGCCTTGGTGATTGCCACGCATAGCGGTGCTGTACTTTGATGCTTCAATTTCATCATTTAATCGAACAGCAAATTCTTTTGGATTCCGCAACATCGCCTGAGTGCGTTTGTAATGCGTCAATCTTGGACCCTTTATTGCGTCCAAATCAGTGCCGCCGCCAAACATAAAGTTGCCGCCTGAAGTTTTGCCCAAACATTCTTTGCTACATGATTTGGAGTTCGGACAAGTATTAAACCGGCCTTCTTCGTATGCAGGACTGAGCGCCAAACCTGTTGTTTCAATTGGCCTACCATCCGGCATCGTCACCACTTCGCCGCCCTCATAGCCTTTTTCGGCTTTCATGAGTTTCATGTTTTTGCCCAACAATTTGTTGGGTTGACCATTTTTTTGCGATCCAACGTGGCTGGCGACCACCGCGGCGGCATTTTTTGAGTTGGCAATACGTTCTTCCCTTGGCAGGGACAAATGGTGCGCTAGAGCTTCATCAAATGAACGTTTTAGATCGTTAATATTTGGCTGATCGGGTTTGAGCATTCCCCGCTTTTCCATCTCTTTGCGATCAAAATCTGCTTTGGTTGATCCTATGACGGTTGGCATCAGATTGCCCTTTCTTCAGTTTCTATGGCGGCTCCGCGTCTGGCTGCGGCATCAATGTGTGCCAACAGTAAAGCAAACTGACCTTTGATGTTTTCAATTTCAATCATTGTGTCAGTCATCAGCTTGGTATCTTGTTCTTTGCCCATGACTTTCATGTCCACATCGCGGCGTTTGGTTTCGTTGGACATCTCAATGTCGTGCGCCTTGGCGGTCTGGCGCATCAATTCGCGCTTAGTTTCGCTGTCTTGCTTAACTTGCTCAATGTCTTGGCGCTGTTTGATGACCATTTGCAATTGCTGTAACTGCTGTTGCATCTGTTGCATTTGTTGCTGACTTTGTGCCAATTGCATCTGAACTTGCGGTGGAATTGGGCTTTTCTCGTCAACCTGTGACAGCGGATTCTGCGTAGCCAAGCGGTCGGCAATGGTGTCTGCGCCAGGGAAATCCATGTTGCGGAATATCAAATCTCCCGCAGTCTGCATCAAAGTCGGGTCAGCGCCCAACATCTGCATCATTGAATCCACTGCTTCTTGGCGTTTAGAGTTGTAGCCTGGTCCTGTCTCCATCACCACGTCATATTCGCCCACCGTCACATCGTTCAGCACTTCGCCAACCGCTGTGCGCTCATTTAGCGTCACCAAATCGGGCTTGCCATCGTCACCAATGATTCGCAAAACACGCTCAGAATCATAGATTTTCGGGATCAAATCCAAAATGATCTTTCCAGTGTGGGAGATTGATCGAGTCAGGTTGTCGTAATAATCAAAGTTGGTCAAATCAACTTGTTGCTGTTGGCCATTCAGTGCCTTGCCCGATATATTGCCGGTCGGCATCTGATTTGGGTCAAAGATACCCATGATGGCAGACAAATCGTCATTGATGACGCTTGCCGCGGTGATCACGCCAGCAGGCGGTGGCTCGGGTTGTAGACGCTGTGGCGGTGGTGCTGGCTGGCCATCAATGTCACGCTGTTTGTAACGCAAATAAGACGTTGATTTGACGTTAGCCTGCGCCCATTCGTTCTCGTGACCCTCGTCTTGACCCTCTGCCATGATCCACTTGGCTTTTGGTGCTAATGCGATGGATTCGGTCAGGCTGGTCTGCCAGAAGTTGTACATCCGCTGCGGGTCTTTGGCGTTGCGGATCATGCCAAATTTCTTGCGCTTGTTGCCGATCACCACATGGCGACCGTAGCAAGGAATCACCGGAATGTGGCGACCTGGCCAATCACGTTCCTCAATGACCTCAATGGCGGTCATCTTTTTCCATTTGATGGTTTTCTTGAAACTTGGGCGCTCGTCAATGACCGACAAGCCTGCCAATTCCAGCCGTTGGAAAAAGTCTTTGCCATCAGCAAATTTCATTGTGCCATCAGATAAGTGATACAGCGTGGCTTTTTCCCGCACGGTGTAGAAGTATTCGGCAATGCGAATATCTTCCTTGGTGATCCATTCAGACTGACTGTCGCCTGTACCGCGCTGGGTGAACGATGTGCCGTCATCCAGATCAGGATAGAGCTTCCTGAACACTTCTTTTGGCATCATGGTGGTGATCAGGCACTTCTCAGCGTCCGAACCATCAGGTGCAATTGAGTTTGGATCAAAATAGACGGTGAACGGATTGTCTACGGGATCAATGTAAATTTCCTGATCAAAACTGTCCTCCCGCACATACTTGGTGGTCACCCGCCAAAATCCCCAACCCATGCGGACAGCGTAATCAAAGGCATTGTCATAAGCATGGTCAGCGTTGGAATTGACCTCAATGTGGCGAATTACCCCTGAAATGACCTGTGCAACCTTGGCATCTGCTTCGGTGTTGGTAGCGTGAACCTTGATGCGTGGGCGTTGTTGGCGCTGTTGGTTGGTAACCTGACGGCAAAAAGTGTCGAGCTTATTGATTGTCAACACCGGTCGGGATTCAAGGTTGCGGCTGTTTTGCAACTCCACCGGCCACTGGTCACCGTTGACAAATTTAAGGTCTTCCAGTGCTTCTTGCCGGTTCATTGTGTCGGCATCGTTCGAGAACTTCAGAAAGTCCACCGCTTCTTGAATAATCGGATCGTAATCGTCCATTTAGCCCATCCAACTGTTTGCGCTGCCGTACATCGGCATCGGTTTGGGTTTTCTACGCTCTTTCGGTTCGTTGATCATCAAACCAATGTACCGGAATGCGTCTGCGCCATGTGAATACTGGTCATGCAGCGGATTGCGGCTGAATTGTTTGGTGTCAGGGTCAACTTCAAAGCGATAGTGCCTGAGACATTGTAGACCATCATAACAATTTTCTCTATCAAAGTAACATGATCTGAATATTGTTCTTGCCGCGTTGATGCTGTCCACCACCGGCGTTTTATCAATAATTCGGGTTTTGTAACCTGCTGCCCTGACAATTTCTTCAATTGACCGCCCATTTGCCGCCAGCGTCTTGTTCTGTGCATCATGTGGCAGCCACAGCGTGTCGTAGACATAGCCAAACTTCTGCATCTCAGCCAGGTAATGACTGATAGTCTGTTGGTTGTCTTCCATGTACCTGATCAAGCGGGTTTCCATGCCAATGAACTGCACAAACCAGATTGCCGTGGCATCTGCCCAGCCAAGGTCAAACACGGCGTGAACCGGCTTGGTGGCATCATAAGGAACGCGGGTAATGCGGTTTTCCAACTCAGCCATTTGCACTTCTTTGGCAAAGATTGCGCCGTCCACCGTTTGGCGGCAGAAACCCTCCCAGACCGTCCTGTGCGCTTCAGGGTCACGCGCTTTCAGGCTTTGCATCTCGAGCTTCAGCGTTTCAGGAAACCAAAAGTTGTCGTTCCAGTTGACTTTGGCCACCACAGCGTTTTCGGGCTTGTGGACCACAAATCGCTGGTAGGTTTCGTCAGTTTCAAGCTCTGGGTTGAACGTAATCCAGATTTCGGAATCCACCTTGCGGATGGTGGGTATAAGCACGTTCCACGATAGCCTGGTCACCGTTTGCGCTTCCTCGACCCAGCAAATATCCACGCCCTCATAGGATTTGACGTTGGCCACATTGTTCTTTAAGCCGACAAAGCTGAATTCACTGCCGTTCTTGCCCCTAATGCTGGCTTGGGTGATTTCATAGAACGATTGCAGGCCAAGGTCGATGATCTGGTCACACAGCAGTTTGTGGACAGAATCCCGCATGGATGTCATGTATTCCCGCGCACAGAGGATTCGCAACGGTTCTTTGGCGGCTTTGATCAGCAGTGCTCGGGCGACCCCCCAAGATTTTGCCCCCCCGCGTCCACCGAACAGCACACGGTATCGGGATTTGGGAGGGTCAAATAAACACGCCAGTTTTACAGGAAATTGGGCGTTGCTAACTTCACTCACTTGGCTTCACAAAAGTCACTTGGATACCTTGCAACAGCGGTGCGCCCTCTGCGCCGGTAATCTCCTGCTTTGTGCTTTCCCGATACTTTTTCGGAAACCTTGCAGCCATTGATCTTGACCAGATTGACGCATTCAGCTTGTCGCTGTCTTTGTTCTCAACCATGTAAGCTGACGCTTGTTCTTCCCACCAAGCCTGCTCAAAAGTCTTAGCGTCATCCAAGGCTTGCATAAATTCTTCGTGCGTATCTTTCCATAAGTAAATTGTTCTAATACTTATGTTTAATTGATAGCAGATTTGTTCGATGGATTTACCGATGCGACCCAATTCCCTGACCCTTTCGCAATATGCTGGGTCATAAAGTGTTGGTCTGCCAACTGGACGCTTTTCGGTAACTTCAATCATTTCTTCTTAGCCTTAGCTTTTTCAGCTTCGCGCTTTTCGCTGTATGCGATTGCCACGGCCTGCTTCACAGGCTTACCGGCTTTCACTTCAGCTTTGATGTTTTCTTTAAACGCTTTCGGGCTGGTCGATTTCTTTAGCGGCATCTGCTTTCTCCAGTTCAGCCAGCGTCCACTGGCATTGTTGCAACGCACCATTGATCTGGTGTAACTGTTGTTCCAACTCGCGGCCTTTTGCCATCAAGTCGTTGATTCGCATTTGAATGGTTTCTTTCATGATTCCTCAACAATAGCACAAATGTCTGCTTCTTGGATGATCTGGTAGTCCTGACCGTCAATCCGCTGGGTTGGCCAGTTCAAATAGTCCCCATTGCCGTATTTAATGAAGTCGCCGACCGCAGCCTGGTCAACCAATGGACCAATGGCAACAATCGTTCCCTCGTTAAAGGCTTCCTTGTTGTTCACCCAGATAATGTCGCTTAATTGGCGCACTCTAGGTTTTACAAGCACTCGATCATTCAGCGGTCGTAGCATTTTGGACCTTTCTGATGTATTGGCGTTTAGGTTTTTCTACCATTTGAATCGGCATTTCCACTTCTTTTGTAACAAATTCACCACAATATTCGTTTGCGTGTCGATTTTGGTACGTTGGATAGCGGCGGCACTGCCCCAACACTTCTGTGTCCAGAAAGTGACGGCAGGATTTACAATTTCGGTCAACCATCAAAACTCCTTTTTTGTTGGCCAGAAATGCCCTTGGGTGTCTAGACCCTTGGGCGTTTCGATTTATTCGTCTTGTGAGTGGGCGTAACGCTTGTGCTCGTAGCAAGTGGCTTCGCTTGTGCCACCTTTCATTTCGCCTTTGCGACCATCGTGCATACCCATGTGGCTGGCTTCACGCAAGCCCAAACCGTCAGCTTTGCCCATACCGACACCGCCTTGAATCTTCATTTTGCGCTCGCCGCTGGTGTCGCTGCTGGTTGCGCCTTTGGGTGGTGTAGCGCCAGTGGTTGACTTTACGCCACCATATTCACGGTCAACTTTAGACACGCCGACTTTCTTTTCACCAGTCATGTCAGAGCTGATTGCTGACGGGATTTTTTTAGCTTCGTAGCCCATTTTCTGTTCCTTGCAAGGTTAATGGAAATGCCATTTTATATGAAATTTGCGTTTGTCAATCGTCTTTATAAAAAAATTCAATGGCTATCAACAAAATCAGCAGACCGACAATTCCAATCAAACAACCGATAAAAAGTGCAAATATTGTCATGGCTATTTCTCCCATTTTGAGCACAACTCCCTGACTGCTTTGGTTTTTCTAGGTTTTTTGCATAAATTGCTGACCGATTTCTGCCTGGCTTTGTCCCGCAATTCTGCGCTGGTCGGCGGTTTTGGCGGTTCTGGATGCAAGCCGTTCCAGCCTGTCATACCCATCATTACAGCCAAAATCAGCCGATCTATCATTGGTAATCACCCTCGGCAGTGTGTTCAAGCAATCGCTGCTCAAGCCTTTTGATCCGCTTTTCGTTGTATTGAACAATGGAAACAGCATATTCCACACCGGCTTCAGCTTCAAGTTTTTTTAGATGAGCTTCTCGCAATTCCTTGGCAATGATTTCCCTAATAGTTTTGGCGCGGGTGATTTCACGCAAAAATTTGCTGGTGGTTTCTTTTAAGCTCAACTGTTCTTCTCCTTCAACTTGACTTGCGCCCATGCAACGCCTTGGTCAAAGGTGTCGGGCATATTTTCAATTTCTTTCCAATCCTCATCCGTCAGCCCTACCCATGTGCGCTGTGGCAAAGAAAACGGTTTTGGGTTTCTATCTGCAATCATTTTAAAAAAATCGTCTGCCGAAGTCTTTTGCTCTGTGCGCTGTGGTGGGTGGGTGAAGTGTTCCCGTAACCAAGACTCAATGCGTTCAATAGTTTCTGAAAATCCGTTATCTGCTGGTGATACTTGAGCAACCACAAAAAGCTCAGTAGCCAAATCTTCAAATGGTTCTTGGCTTTCCAACTCTGCAATGAGTTTTTTACCCGCTGTAATAGCATCTGCTGTGCCTATGGGTTCACCGCCATGAGACCACTCAAGAGCTTCAACCATCTGTTTGATTACGTCAATCATGCTTCACCCCACAAACTTTTTCCATGTACGCCACATAGCATTGATCGGATGTTTCAAATGCTCTGCTGTCGCCATCAACAAACCAATATTCTTTTCCCTTGCCCCATGCGCCAGTGCGTTTGTTGCGGGGGGTATGCACCTCAACTTGAAGGCCGTGCTTGTCATTGCGATACAAACGTCCTGCGCCAGTATCAAAAGTAATTCCCGTTCTGTATTCAATCTTGAGTTCACAGAATTCTTCAAACGTCAGTTCATTCATGCTTGTTCTCCTCTGGCTCTGATTCGTATTGAACACCAATTTGCGGCATTTTGATAGTCGCCATTGTTTTCTTTGTTTACAAGTTCATCACATACCTTTGCACAGGCTTCACGTTCTTCAAGCACTGCCTCATGAATTTCAACTGCTGTTTGGTCTTCCCATTTCTTTTGCTCTTTGGCGGCTACCAGTTTTGCAAAGCGTTCAAGCTCGCTTGAACAAAGGTCAAGGTTTACAAACTCAGCCTGTCTAGCCATCTCAATAATTTCATCTTGTGTCATTTTTTAAGACTCCTGATATGTATTGCAATTCCAGCCAGCGTGTCTTTGCCAAATGCTTGAGCAAATTCATGTTCAACCCTAAATGCCGCCATTTCTAACGCAGCATTCCAGCCCTGATCGTACAAATTTTCAAGTGTTTTTTTGAATTCTGATGTAAGTTCAACATCTGGAATCTGCCGTTTACGGTTAAATGTGCTCATATCAACTCCAATTGAACAGGTTTAATGCGCCATTCACGTTCTGACCGACCTGACTTTGACTTTGTAATTTTGCCGGTCAACTCCACTTCACCAATTCTTGCCAATTCAGGCAACCGTCTGGCCACCTGATTACCATCTAAGCCTGTTAGCGCCGCAATGCCGTCTTTGCCTTGTGGACCGTGCTTGCGTAAGCATTCCACGATCACTTCAAAATGCTGGCTGGCCAAGTTGTTAGCCTGGTCAGCCGCCATGAAGCTCGTCACAGGATCAGTTGATCTTGATCTGATGTGCAACATGGTCAGAACGACAGATCGTCAGGTAAATCATCAAAACCTGATTTTGGCTTTTCAGCACGGCTTGGCGCTTGATCGTCTAATTCATAGCAATTCGCCCAGCCAGTCCAACCACCGTCGACCAATGGAGTTGCATCTAATTTAATTTTGAAACTATCGCCATCCTCAAATAAGCTGCCAATAGTCTGATAGCGTTTTTTTTCTACGCCCTCTTTATTTGTGTAAGTGCCAGTGATGACAACGATTTTTTTGATTTTCTTCATGTTACGCTTTCAGTTTGTTAAGTTTTTGGATTTTGTCTTCAACATCCATCAGGAAATTGATTACCTCTTTTTCAAGCTGTGCAACATAGATTGGGTCATATTCGACACGTTTGATGAACAGTTGTAAGCCCTCATCCATGCGTGGGTCGAAGCTTACAAAGTCGCACCATTGGCGTTGTGTACATGAAAGTTGCCACTGAATTTGCGTTATGTATTTGGTCGGCACGGTCTGGGTTAACAGCGTGTCAATGTGTGTGGCGGTGTTGGGGCATTTAATTTCCACCAATCCAAACAACCCCACAAGCCCATCAGGAGACGCGCCAGCGCCATCAATGGTTGGGTGAATAGCAAACCCTAGTTCATCCACCAAAACGTCATTGGCGGCTTCGTAAGCCCCGCGCGCGTAAACTTCCTGTTCTAAACCCCACTGCATGGCGCTGTTTGAATACGATTCTGCGGGTTTTTTGGTCATGCGTTCACAGACCAGTTGCGCCAAGTAGTTTTCCCTGCTGGTGCTGTAACCGGTCTTTGTCTTGGCGATGATGTCTGCCACGCGGCTGGCGGTAACTTTGCCGCATCGAGCAGCAAACCATTCTTCAGTTCTCTGTTCCATTTGTAATCTCCAATTTTTGTTGTAAAGGAATAAATAAAGCCATGTCTAGCTGGCTGGATGCTTTGTAAGCCCTGCGCCGCATATCTTTTGATTTGTCGTATTCCTCAGAATTTTTCTTTACCAATTCAAAATGTGCTTCTAGTAATTGGTCAATGGCTTGTTTGGCCATTACCAAAGTGTTAAGGGATATTTCGTGTGTCATTTCGCCCCCAACAATGCTTTTTTGGCATCTTTCTTAGCCATGACTTGCTTTTGCCAAGCTGGGTCGCCATTGGCGGCAGCGTAGGCGGCTTTGTAGGTTTTCTGGAGTTCGTCCAATGTGGTGGTTTCGTCCATTGCAGCGATCAAGTCAAGGATTTGGTTTTCGTTGACCGTGGATTTGATTTCAGTGCGGCGGCTGGACAGGTTGCCATCATCGTCTTCTGGGGCAATACCGCAGGCTGCCATTAAACTGTAGCGCCTGGCGTAAGTCAGCGCCGAACCGTAGCCCTGTGGGTCTTGTTTGCTGGCCGGAACGTGCAAGATGCCGCACTCGAGCATTTCGCCTGATTCATGCACAAACATGGTTTCGATCATTACGCCGTTTGGACAGTCGTAGCATTTTTGAATCAAGGCAATGCCATTGTTGTTTAACGCATCTATGACCGCTTCCACGCAGGCAGACAAGTCGGCATAACGTGATCTGAAATGCGGGTTAGTTGAGGATTTGAGTGCTGGACCAAAGGCTCGCTGGGCCTTGACTAATGCTGTCGAAATTTGCTTCATTTTGATTCCTTTGTTTCGTAAACTTCACAAGTTAAGCCAAATAAATTCTCATCAAAATCAACTAAGTCATAGGTGAAATTGCTTTTTTTGGTTTCCAAGTTGTATTTAGCTACTAAAAAAACCGCTACGGCTTCTTTGATTTCGTCAATGTCTAATTCAATACGCATGATGTTTCCTTAAAAAATGTTGTTGGCTAAACCGTTGATGACAAACCCGACACGTTTGGAGCT